ATGATGTCCATGGGTGCTGTTGTTATTGACGACAACGGTATCTATGAAGTCCTCGACAACAACTAGGAGGGATAGACTATGGCTTATGGTTCATCTGGACTAACACGTATGAGTGGGGGAGGGGGCTACAATGTGTGGTTCTACTCCTCTGTTGATGCTTTGTCTGTTGTTCGTGCATCAGGTTATTTTAACGAAGCGGCTGGCATGATGAATGTTGGCGATGTTGTTTTTGTTTACGATAACAATGCACCTACTCTTGGCATTTCTGTTGTGCTTTCCAATGATGGTAGCACAGTGGATATTGCTGACGGCACTGCAATTACAGTCACTGATACTGACTAAATTAGGGAGAGGGGGCGAAAGCCCCCTCGACTTTCATGGCATTAACTAGCACTACTGCTAATTCACCCATTGATATTTGTAGCCGAGCATTAATTCTTGTCGGCGCAGAACCTATTACTTCTTTTGAGGACGGCAACACAGAGGCTCTGGTTGCTGTTAATATGTATGAAGATGTTGCAAGGGCGGCACTTGTTAATACTCGTTGGCGTTTTGCAACCAATCAAGCTGTATTAAACAGATTAAGTGACGCACCAACTGGTCGTTTTAATAAAGCTTATCAACTTCCAAATGATATATTAATGCTTCATGCCGTAACTGTTAATGATAATTTGATTGAGTATCAAACTTATGGCAATAAAGTTTACGCCGATACCTCTGACAATGATACATTAGTTGCTGACTATACATACAGATCTGGTGAGGAAGACTGGCCTTCTTATTTTACAATTGCAGTAGTTTATTCCCTTGCTATTGTATTCGCTACTTCTATTGCTAGGAACTCAACACTAGCTGATATTATGGCTGGTCAAGCACAAGTTACTATGGCTAAAGCAAGGAACTTGGATAGCCAACAACAAACCACACGCAAACTCGTTACTTCAAGGTTCATTACTGAAAGGCGTAGTTAATGGCAAGGGTTAGCGTTCCTCTCAGTAACTTTCAGTTTGGAGAGATCAGCCCTTCGCTTCTATCAAGGACTGATACGAATATCTATCGTGCGGCGGCTAAGAGAGTAGAAAACTTCTTTCTTAGGAATGAAGGCGGCTTGCTTAAACGTTATGGTACTCGGCGCATTTATGAGTTTGACACAACAGTAGATTCATCTAAATTATTTCAGCACAAGCTTGTTCCGTATATTTTTTCTGATGATGAAAGATATATTGTTTCGCTTGAGAATGCAAAGATTAGGGTTTTTATTATTGATCCTAGCACTGGTGCTGTTTCTTTAACCTCGACCATTACTCAAGATGTAGATTCTAATTCACTTCCGTTTACTGATAGTATTTTAAAAGAATTGAATTATGCTCAGTCTGGTGATGTAATGTTTATTGCGCACCAAACTTTTATGGTCAGAAAACTTGTAAGAACAAGTCTTACAGACTTTCAAGTAGAAACAATGATCTTTGATGAATCAGTTGATGGGTACGGCATTCTTCAGCCTTATTATAGTTTTAATCCTACAGCAATGACCCTTGACCCATCAGCCTCTACTGGTACTGGGATTACTCTTACAACAAGCGGAAATTACTTTGATACTACTGGAACGCAAACTGCTGGGAATTATTTAGATTCTTTGCACGTTGGTGTTACACTCAGATATCACAAGAATGAAATTGAAATTACTTCTGTGCAGTCTGCTACTCAAGCAACAGGCAATATTAGAGATGAGTTGTTAGTGCAACTTGATACTGATGCAATTGAAACAACAGATTCTTCTTCAACTATTAAAATTACTTTTGCTTTACATGGCTTATCTGTTGGGGATTCAATTACTATAAGTGATGCTGGTGGTGTTGGTGGTATTGCCGCAAATCAAATTAACGGAACAAGAACAGTTACTGGCATTATTGATAAAAATGTATTTGAAGTAACTGCTGGATCTACCGCTAATAGCTCTACTGTTGGTGGTGGTAGCCCTAAGATTGTTACTCATGCACCAACTAGTCAATGGGAAGAACAGTCTTATTCGGCTCTCAGAGGCTACCCAGCCGCCATTACGTTCCATGAGAATAGATTGTGGCTTGGCGGCACTATAGCCCAGCCTGACGGAATCTGGGCAAGCCAGACAGCAGATTATTTTAACTTTGATATTGGTGATGCTGAAGACAGCGATTCTATAGATATTACTGCCAGCATTGGTGAGATTAATACTGTTAGACATTTGGTGTCTAACCGTGACTTGCAGATCTTTACCAGTACCTCAGAAATGTATGTGCCAGCTTTTGCTGACAAGCCAGTAACCCCAACTAATGCACAGATTAGAAGGCAGACACCATTTGGCAGTGATTATGTTCGCCCTCAAGTTTTGGATGGTGCGACAATATTCGTGCAGAAAACTGGGTCAGTAATTAGAGAATATATTTACTCAGATGCTGAAGCCGCCTATATTGCAACTGGCATTAGTAATTTGTCAGCGCATTTGATTAAGAATCCAAAGCAAATGACAATCCTTCGTGGTGCTATTAATCGTCCTGAGTCATATGCTTTTGTAGTAAATGATGATGGAACAATTGCGACATTCATTACAAATAGAGTAGAGCAAAGGGCTGGCTGGTCTGAGTTTACTACTGAAGGTAAGTTTCATTCTATTTGCACAATTGATGATCGCGTCTTTGTTGTTGGGCAATATGACACTGGTGCTGGAACAGATAAGTTTATTCTTATGGAATTTGATTCCAACCTTAATATGGACTTCTCAGATACTTTTACTGGTGTTGCTGGGGTGTTTGATGTTTCTTCTCATTTTGAAGATGGAGCAGTAGTTAAGGTTGTAGATGATACCGACTATCTTGGTGAGTTTACAGTCGCATCTGGTGAAGTAGATGTATCTGCCGTAGGGTCTATAACTTCTGCTGAGATTGGGTATGACTTTAATGTTCAAGCAGAAACACTTCCTATTGATGCCCAGATAGCATCAGGCCCATTAACAGGTGAGCCACGCTCAGTTACTAGAGTAATATTAGATCTCTATGATACATTGTCAATTTCTGTTAATAACAAAAGATTGGTTATTAGGCAGGTTGGTGATGATCTTAGTCAAGACAGAACCCCTGTTACTGGCAAGAAAGAGTTTAGGTTATTGGGCTATTCTAAAGATCCAACGGTTGTTATTACACAAACTGCGCCATTAAAGATGCAAGTTAATGGCCTTATAGCGGAGGTTTCATTCTAATGATTCCTATTGCACTACAAGTTATTGGTACTGGTTTGTCCGTTATGTCTTCTCTGCAACAGGGTCAGGCGGCAAAGAGACAAGCAAGATATCAGGAACAGCAGTATCGCATTCAAATGGAGCAAGAAAAACTTGCTACACTTCAGCGTACTAATGACAGAAACGAAGAGTTACTTGCTAATGAAAAAATTAACAGGGCTTTTTTGTTTAGCAAACTTGGGCGTGATCCAAGCGATAGATCTGTTAAAGCTTTCCTTGAGAAACAAAGGACGCTTGCTAGTCAAGATGTAGATCGTTTACAAAGCCAACATATGCAAACTATGGGCAACCTTCAAATGTCTATTGGTTTAGCTAGAAGCACCGCTAAGAATGCTATGACTGGTTCATTGCTTGGTGCGGCTGGTGCTGTTGCTGGTGGCTTGTTTAGATATTATGAATATAAAACAGGTGGAGAATAATAATGCCAGTTATTAGAGAAAGAAGGCAATATATTACTCAACCTACTGGGGTTGTGAGAGCAGGGGCTGATGCCTTTGGCGTAACAACTGGTATTGGTGAACTTGCTGATAGCTTAATTCAATCTTCTTATAAGCAATTAATTGATCAAGCAGAGAAAAAAGGTATTGATGCGGCTAGGGCTGTTCAACAAAGTCGATTCAAAACACTTGATCCTCAAACAGGAAGAATAGAAATATTACAACCGCCAAAAACATTTGGCACTGCGGCGGCTAATTCTTATCAAAAACTTATTGAACAGCGTTATGTAGCGTCTATTGAAGACGATATTAAAACACTTGCTGGTCAAATGTACGCCAGATATGAAAATGATATTGATGGAAGTGCTAAATTCAAAATCTCTATGGAACAAAACATAGATGAGATTGTTAAAAATGTAGACCCAAGATTTACTGAATTAACTTCTGCTCTTGGTTCTTCTTTGCTAGCATCTTATCAAACTAACTTTATTCAAAAACAAGAGCAAAGAAAATTAGAACTTGTTGCTAATAGTGGTTTAGCATCCATTGATAAAGACACAACGGTTATTAATGATCTATTTATGTCTGTTGATATTAATCCAACTAATATTGGATCTGATAGCCTCAATGATGAATTAACTGAAACATTTGATACCATTCAAGGCATTACGGATGCTATTATTGAAAAGGGTTCAGACTTATACTTAACAACTGGCGATACTCAATACCTTAATCTTTCAAGAGATAAGGCTATTAAAACGGTAGCAGATTCAACATCAATGCTATTAACTAAAGTTGTACAAGATAATAACCTTACTGAAAATGATTTACACGCCGCAGAATTAGTAATTAACTCTGGCGGTAATGGTATTGAAAAGCTTCCCCAGTCGTTACAAACAGTACTAAAGCCTGTTATTGCTATGACAATAGATGGCTATAATATTGATGAAGAAGGGGAAATAAAGAAAGATAAAGATAGCAAGCCATTAATTAATATGATTAGGGGCGATCTAATTACATCTCTTAATAGCGATAGAGTTAATGTTTCTAATCTACAAGCAGAACAACAAAGAATTAATGACGAAACTGCAAAAGAACAGGAACAGCTTAATGCCATTGCTTTTAGCAATGACTCAAGAAAATATGTTGGAGATGGTTTGAATGGCATTCAAGACCAATTAAGAAACAATGATTTTAGCGGTGCTATTGATGCCGCAAATAAATTAATTCAAAGATACGAAACTGATGCAAACAAAAATAATATTAGCCTTAGTGGTATTGAGGCTGGCAAGCAAGAAATAAGAAACTTAATTTACGCCAAACTTGTAAATGGTATTGC